TAATAGGGGGTATGGGGGAAAGAAGGGAAAAGGGAAGAAAAGAGACATTAAGGGGAAGGATATAAAATTTGCATGTGTTGTTTACCTTCTGATCCGTTACCCTTGCCCGGCCGCCTGGATCCGGTCCGGTTGTAATCTTCGGAGCTCTGGAAAACCTAGGATTTACTCCGGTTTGCGGGCTTTTGAGAAGTTGCCCGGCCCCGCCTCTGGAAGTGCCCACAAAACGCCAAAATAAGTGCCGTGAAAGCCAGGCGAACTAGGAAGTGAACCAACCAATGTATCACCAGACGAACCATCATAAACCCAGTAAATACAAGGCTTTGCGGGTATGTGCGAACCGCAGACGAACTAACAAACGGACTAGCAAACGGACACCCAGACTAACCAATAGAGCACAAAAAAGCGGTCGAATATGACCACTTTTTAGCTATCCAGCTTCGCTTTTACATCTTCATCATGGACACAAACAGAAAATCCATTATCTAACAATATTTTACCTACTCCAACTGCTTCGTCTCCAAAACTAGACTCTACAGTTTTCGGTAATGCTTTGCACCAACCACCTACGCGTTGACTCCATTCATATCCTCTACTTTTAACAAGACTTATGAAATCGCTATTTTTCATGTAACAAAGTTTTATATATCGATCAACACCACCTAAATCTACATACTCTGTAATCTCTACTGTATCATAATATTTCTGGCTTGTGGGTATGATCGTATCTTCCGGCAGAAATCTTGATGCTTGTAGCTTTCTTTCCAAAATATCCTCATAACACAGCACAAACTCTTTATCACAGATATGATCCCGATTATCAATCCAGAACTTTGCATCAGTTTTTGTATTGATTAAGAATTCTGCCGCCAATTCGTGTTTTTCACAATAGTTCAGGAAATCTGCCCTTATTGTATTTGCCCAGACGATCTGTTTTTCCGTTCCGCTCAGATCGGGCATATCATACTGTTCTGCAATCTCTTTATTTCTTTCTTCCTTTTCTTTTTGCTTGCAGTCTGGACACAAATCGGAAAAATACTGTTTTGCCCTCCATTCCTTGTAGGATTTTGTGCCCACAAGCTCTATACCACCCTCATGACCGCATGAGTGCTTTCCTTCATACCAAGACATATATTTTACCTCTTTTCTTTTTTCGATAGTTATGTTATAATGTTTTCAGAAACTCTTTGGCGGGGTTGATCCTTGATTTAATTCTAGAGATATAGTATTCCCCGCACACAAAGAGTTTCTTTTTATTTTCTGGCCATTTCATCCCACTCTTGACCTGTTTTTGAAAAATATTTCAACAAATTTAAAAGTCGTGCCCTTTCGTAATTTTCATCTCCAACAGCTGCTGCATATTCTCTTCTTAAAATTTCTCTGTTTGCCTTGATAACATCCTCCTGCTTAACGTATCCTACTTTCTCATCAGGATATCTACTACGTCCGTGATTTATGGCTGATGTAAAAACATTACCATAGTCATCAATATAAAACTCATATATAAAATAGCACCATTCGTCATCATCCGTTTCCCGAAAAATTGCAGGTTCGGGAAAATTAATGTCTGTATGTATATGGTATTTTTCATTTGTTAAATATACTTTTACAGGAATACCCTGTAAAAAATATTCACCATTAGATCTCGTTAATTTTGTTCCGTATAAAAACATTTCCATTTCTCTTGTATTATCTCTCATGTTATCTTCCTCCTGATTTTTATTTACTACTCTTTACAGTTATTATAATACACCGTTTATAATGCAATGTCAATATATTTCTACATTATTTTTAATGTTTCTATTTCTGATCGTTTTCTACATATTTTATAATGTTTCCGGGCTGCATGTCTAACAACGTACAAATTTTATCAAGTGCTATGATTCCGACCATTTCCCCATGTCTTAAAGACTGGATCGCATTTTCCCCCAGCAACTTTTCCTTTCTTAGCTTTGTTGTAGTGTATCCACTTTCTTTTAGCGTATCTAACACATCAAACTTATATTTAAGCATATATTTTCACCTCCATAAATATTTTACATTATTTTTGAACCATTTTCAATAGGTTTACATTATAAATAATGCACAAATATTTATAGCTTGTAATGCTTTATTTTTGGTGTATTTGTGTATTGCAATTACATTCAATTTAATGTATTATATAGACAGTTAAAGAAAACAGCTCACCAAGCAAAAGGAGATAGAAAACATGAAAAACATCAAAATTGAAAACGGAAAAATCTATTCAGAGTCTTTCAGAAAAACGGACGTATTCGAGATTGTCGGAAGAATCCCGGTAAGTTATCAGATCTGGAGCATCGGCGAAAACATGGGAACGCATGACTACATTCCGTTATGCCAAGACCTGCACCCAGAAGATAAAGACGATTACAGCATTAACCCGGCAACACTTAAAGCTATAAGAGTAACCCCGGAAGAATGGGAGAAGCTGAACAAAGCAGCAAATTATGGAGTTAATAACCTCCAGTCAGCAGCCAAGGCGTTAAAGAGCAAACGTCGCGGATACATGAGCGACAAGAAAAGAGCGCTTGCAGAACTCACAATTGATATTTTTATGAAGCTTTCATAGCCGAAACGCCCGCCAGGGCGTCCACCGCAGGACGGTCTCCCGGTGCTGATGAGGCAGACCAGAAAGGTAAAAACATGAGAAGATACAAAATCACCGCAGCAAACAGAAAACACTTTGAAAGCCTTATAAAAGATTACAGGGCAGCTGGTTTTATGCTCATAACCTTAGGCAATTGAGTTGCAGAGCTAGAAAACAATGAGGAATTTGTATTTATCGAGTATTAAGGAGGTCGAAAAATGGATAGAACATTAATAAAACTTTTGTACGAGTGTATGTAGATCAAGACTAACAAGCCGCCGCAGGGGATGCAGGCCCAGCCCAATACCGGGCGGCGGTGTTTATCTCCCAGCTCCCAGGGTGAAAGGGAAGAAAGAAAACATATGAAAAAATTTGAACTGTTTATGTGCTGTCAGGATAACGGACTGGCTGTATATAACAAAGCCGTTTCAGAAAACTGAAATTTCCATCATTGATGTTTAATTCTGCTGCTATCCGCCATAATTTTACTTTTCTATTCGCGGCATATTCTCTGACATCTTTATTTCTCATAATAATTATTCCTACTTTCTTATATGTTGTTGTTGACTTTTACACTTGCAAGTGATGTTCTAATTTCAGGACATATAATATTTTGTTCTGTTATAAGCACATATTAACATATTAATCATTGCTGTTGTTGTTTTGTGCTAATGTTTTATTATTTTTAATTTTTTTATTGAAATTTCCATTTTTGGAACTTTTAAACGTGAGGTGTTATTTTGGAAAATCGTTACAAGAAAATACGTGAAGATTTTGAGTTTACAGAAAAAGGCTATAGGCTCACAACAAATAAGCTCGCCGATATTTTCACAAAAAAAGGCTATTCAACATTAACGGATAATGCTATTAGAAAAATCGAAACAGATAAAAGAAAAGTTTCAGAATATGAACTGCGCGGATATTGCGAAGTTTTTAATACTACATCTGATTACTTGCTAGGTTTTACAAATGTATCTTCTATAGATAAAGAAGCACTTGCAATTAGCTCAATAACTGGATTATCAGATAAATCACTAAATGAGTTAAAACACTATTCATATTTTCAACGAACATTTGCAGATAAACTAATTTCATCAAAAGCATTGTTAAAAATTATGGATGCGTATATATATCGAAACAGTTATTCCTTTCATAAGGTTGAAATTACAGATGAATTTATCGAGAAAGTTACACTAAGCAATGATGAAAATAAAAATTATCATTATTACCGCTCTGAACAACTTTTGCGAGATGCCTTAAATGTCCTGGATAATGACATAGAATTATTCAATATTTTAAACCACTCCCATACTAACAATATGTGGAAAACCAGAATTTGAACGCTTATACAGGCTTTACAATATGGTTCCTATTGACGTGTATTTATATGTCAGCGGCTTAGACCTGGAAACCTGTCAGAAAATAGAATATCTGAAAAATGTAGTTTATCAGAAATCAACGTTTTAAGGAGAGCGAACCATGTTAGATTTTTACTGGCAATGTGCATATTTTTAGGCGGTTACGCGTGCCGCATAGCTGCTGAGGATACAGAAGAATAAAAAAGGAGTATTTACATGATGAAGAAATTACAGCGTTTAAAAAGCCGCTTACAGGCCGCAGGGCTTGACGTATCAGATATTATGTTAAACATCCAGGGCGAAGCAGTTCCGGGGTTAAGGATTGATACAGATTATGAGGGACCATATCCGCCGAAAGAAACATTTCAAAAGCTGGAAGCGGTCCGAAAGATTGCAAAAGGCCACAACATCGAAAAACGCGGGTATTACGTCAGCGTGTTTGTTTGGTAGGAGGGCAAAAAATGCGATTAAAAACAGCAAGAGCGGCAATATATACCGCTCTTATTCCTGTAATTATGTTAATTTTTCAAAACATTTGTTCGGCGGGTCTTGCCTCTACTTACCCGTTTCTTTTGCTTGCGTTGTCTGTACTCAGTTTTTATAATCGTTATATTTCCGCGCTTTTCCTCTGTTCTAACCTTAACGGCCTCCGGGATATATGCAGCAGTTACAAGCCGATGCTTGGTCCCCGATCTACTACCCATTTATCCCCACCTCCGCATCATCTGAGGCAGCAGGTCCACCGCTACGCCGCCGGACCTGCTGCCCGTATGACTCCAGGTAGATCACCGGCGCAAGATCCCGAGGTAAGTTCTGAAGCTCCGGCCCCACAACTAGCACTTGATCCGGGTGTAACCGGTGGATCATTTCCCGGTATCCGTTTTCAAAACAGTGCTGCCCGTCATCCCAGAAGCAGCCGGTTGTGCTTATTGCCACTGTTCCGCCCTGGCTCAGACCGTCAAAGCAAAAATCAAAGCTATCCGGGCTGCCCCAACCAACCGAAGGGATCGCTTCAAAGCCATTAGCATGGAGCCACCAGCCAAGCGCCCGGGTCCTGTAAACCTGCCAAATCTTCATAGCAAGCGGCATGCCGTCATAAAATGAAAAATCAGGTGTGCAAACATATCTGAAATTCTCCAAAATTCTGAAATATTTCTCTGGATTATTCCATAGTCGCTCAAACCTGTGATCGTCAATAAAAAAATGGCATACAGAATTTCTGGGATTTAGTTCTCTTTGTGCCAAATTAAAAGGCACCGCTTTAACTCCGGTCAAATCTGCATTGACTGTCGGAAGCTTTGGAAAGCCGTATTTCCCGTCTAATTCTGAGCCATACAAATAGCGCTCACGTATTACATCGTTGATCGTATTGATTTCTTGATACATCTGGTTCTCTCCTTTCGTCAATTTGAACAATCGTAACTATAGGCTGTTAATCATAATTCATGCAAAAGGTAAAAATCCAAATCGTACCAATCAATTTCCTGTATTCAGCATACCATTATTCTGTGAATTAAGCAACATTAAATTGTCTAGCAAATACACCAGGTCCGTCCCATACAGGCCAATCCAGTCTGCCATACATTCTTCTTGTTCAATAGGCATATGGATTGAGTATGAAAAGCAGAACACATGGCAGAGTTCGTGTGCCAAAACTTTGCGCAGAAATGCCCCTTTAAGCCGTTTATTTAGGTAAATGGTTCTGTTGTTCCAATCGGTTACTCCAACGGTTTCTGAGCCGTCTGAGCGCATCAGAAAGGCACTTCCACTGGGCACTCTACTTATAGTCCATTGTATCCCGTTGATTTGAAACATAATTTGCCCCTTTCAAAAAGAACTACCGCCTGGCAGACGATAGTTCCTATTTATCAATTTACAGTTTGGTAGCAAGCGCAGAAATCTTAGACTTAAGCATATTGCGTTCTTCCGGTGTCATATCAGACAGCAGCCCTGTGATGTCAGAAGAAATTTCTTTGAAATAATCTTCCAGTCCTCTCATTTTGGCTTCTTTGTCCTGCGGAGTATTAGCTCTATGCAGTTCTTTTGTTTCGGTGTAATTGCGCTTTGCTCTATCATAGTTGCTTTCGCTCATGGTCATACTTGGCTCAGTGTAATACATCCGCCCGGTATTTCTGTCCATATCCCGGTATTCCTGCATGTCTTTATACATTTCCGGGGTCATTCTCCAATATGGTCCCTCATATCCTCTGCGATAAGAGCCTCTGCCTTTTGGAGCAAATCTTCCGTCAGAATAGCGGTAATGATCGTAGAATCGGCGGCCGTCACCATACCGATCAAACATTTCCATGATCTCATCATCTTCTGCTTCATCCATTGCTTTTGTAAGAGTTCTGTAGTACATAGCTTCAGCTAAGTCTTTGAGCATATCTGTTACTTGCCCCATTTCACAAGCATCCACATTCTCAATCCCTTTGTCAAATTCACACTTAGCTGTCTCAGACAGTTTTTCAATCATATCATGCATTCTTTTAATATCCATTGCTACGCCTCCCTCGTTACTACGATATTAGCATTAGCCACTTCAATAGCCTGTGTGCTGGTATTTTCAACCGCAATGTTTACGCAGCATCCGGCCGGAACATCAATGTAAATCCCGGCAGATACGTTGTTATACTGAGATACCGCAGCTGGTGTAGAACGCATTTGAGAAGAAAGAACCGGTTCCCCTGCAATAGCAATTGCTAAAGAAATTTCTCCCGCAGTTCCCGCGGCCGGGACCGCAATATTCGCAGAAAAATCCACGAAATATCTTGCCCGGCATTGATTGGTTATTCCTCTAAGCGTAATAATTCCGGAACCTTCCCGGTGCTTAATGCAGTTTCCGCCTTGTACGGCAGTATTTGTAAAAGTCACGTTCCCGTTCTGTGCCACTTCCTGAGTAGTAGTAGCCACATATTCAGCCATAATTCTACCTCCATAGAAATAAGGGCAGACCGTTAAGCCTGCCCTGATGTAATTCTGCTATGCAGACATAACCTTTTTGGTTAAGTTACGCTTATTCTGTTGTCAGCATCCGCATCCATTATTATATCCGCAACCATTGTATCCATACCCATACAGGTTAGATGCTGGGAAAGACGGAACCGGTGTTGGACGTACTGCATTGATGATCTGATTAGTCTGAGCAGCCATCTGAGTTGTAAGCAGTGCGCTCTGACGATCCTGAGAAGCTGCCCGACGAAGATCATTGTTCTCTGCTTGCAGAGAAGAAATCTTCTCATTGCACAGATAATCAAGAATTGCACGAGTTCCCGCATTCTGGCTGTCAATGATATCACGGGTGTTGGAATTCATTGTATTCTGTAATGCGCAGGTATTCTGTGCCATGTTGTAGTTTACACCCTGGATTGCTTCCCGGGTTTCGCAGCAACATGAAGCATTTTGAGCTGCCATATTAGCAAGTGTAGACTGAATAGCATTTGTATTCTGCATTCCCGCTACTGTGTCAGCGTTGATAGCCTGCTGGATGCCATAGCCTGTCTGAAGAATATTGGTATTAATACCATTAAATCCAGTCAGCATGCCATTATTCACAGCATAGAAGCCATCACATAATCCATTGGTAATTCCATCAAGCTTAGAAATTACAGCTTGATTATCAAATCCTCGTTGAATATCAGCCTGAGTTGCAGCAGTTGCTACGTAACCACCACCGTTATTTCCTCCAAATCCTCCCCAGCCATTATTACCCCAGCCGAAAAGCAAAGCGAATACCACGATGATCCAAAGCCAACCGCCATCGCCCCAAGCCCCATTTGCGCCATATCCGCCGCTATTAGCTGGCATGACTGGCATTGTAAATGGTGCATTGTTTGAATTAAACATATTGCTACCTCCGAAAAAATTATTCATAAAGAGATCCCCTAGATTTTGTGCACAGATCTCTAATATGTCACTTATTATCAAATCTACTTTTTATCTGCTGCATTACCTGGTCGGCATCCAGCCCTTTTTCTTTGCATAGGTTTCTCGCCATTTGCTCAATTCCTTGCATATTTCCATTTTGAGCCATATCAATTACATTTTTTGCCATGGGGTTGCTCATTATCTGATTATTTCCCATTATCTGCTGAATAAATTGTTGAGGATTACCGCCTTTAAACATTTGCATAATCTGCATAGGGTTCATCATCCTGCTTCACCGACTTTCTTGGTTGTTAAGGTGGTTTTCTTTGTCATGGAATTGGTTATTGTCTGTTCCAACTGTTCGATTTTTCCGAACAGTTCATCAAAACGCTGCTCAAATACAGCTGTGACATTCTCAGACAGCCCAGGATCGTTTTTATTAGTGTTTCCGGTGATTTCTACAGGTCTAAAAATCAAAGTCCTTATTGTGCCGTCTGCACACCAGTTTTTAACATAGATTTCAGACAGATCCTGTTTCGGGAAGAACGCAGCTGATCCGTCCATTGGCACGCAGTCAGCTGTTATCTTATCCGCAGACATTACTACCATGCCATTCAGTCCTCTTTGAACCGGTTGCTGTAGAACGACCGGCTGTTGTATCTGTTGCTCCATTTGCTTCTGCTGTTGCATATACGGATTATAAAACTGCTGTGGATACGCTGGCTGTGGATTATAAAAATTGTTCTGATAAGGATTTACCATTGTTTTGCTCCTCCTCTTCCAGTATTTCCTCTATCGCATGAATTACGGCAGACTGAGTTTGCAAATCAAGTCTCTGTAATTCCTCTCTGGCAAAAATCTTTTCTAAAACTTCATCCGAAAACATATCTCATCCTCCTTCTAATTAAATTTTCGCACAAAAAAAGACGGTTAAACCGTCAAGTTGTCGCACATTATCAGTAAATTATTAGTAAAAATAGAATAAATACCTAGCCATTTCTGTTTTTCGTCTTACCCACACTCACGGGGCTTACTGTAGGTAAGTTGAAATCTATCAAAATGTGATAAAACGTATCTCCAAATCGTTACCACTAATCACAACTTTCTCAATGCACTCCTTCAAAATCTTGTTCTTTTCCTGAGTAGTTAGCGTATCCCAGACATCTGAAACACGCCGAATATCTTGTATCTTCTTGCTATTATTCATCTCTTTTCTGCTACTTTCTTCCAAAAGCTTTTTATTTAATCTTGTTATTTTTTTTTCAGTTTCTTTGATAACATCCATTAGATTTTTTGTTGGGTTCTCAGCGTATACTAAGTATAGACGTTTAACTCCGTCTTCTTCTTTTTTAATTGCCACTTTCAATTTATTCACAGGATCATCCTTCTGCTTATCTTTTTGTTTAACATTGATAGCGAACTGTTTGAAGCACTCTTCGACCTCTGACTCAATGTGGCTTGCATGTGGCTTGAGATTATTACAGTTTCGATCTCTGGCCATGTAATCTTTTCCATATTGCGAATAGCAGACAATTCGTGGATTTATCCCATTCCACTGATGATATCTCATTCTTGCTCCGCACACGCCGCAGTAACACAGCCCAGTCAACAAATACCTTCTTGACACATGAGCATTGGTTGAACGTTTTTTGTGCATTTCCTGAACCTTATAAAACGTTTCTTCGTCAATGATCGATTCATGCTTGCCTTTGTAGACGTTACCTTTGTATTCAATCAAACCTATATAAGTTTTTCGCTTGAGGATATTTACTACAATACGCTCACAGCTAAAGCCTAAAATATCAGCAATTCTGATACACGAATAACCATCAAGATAAAGTCTAAATGTATCACGCACCATATCAGCTTTCTTATTGTCAATGTGAAGTATGCCATCATTCCTATCGTAGTAATATCCAACAGGAACATTGCCACCACCAGGCCAAAACCCATTTTTCACACGTTCAACCATTCCTGAAGACATTCTCATCCGGATAACCTCGCGCTCATACTGGTTCATTGCTGCGTTCATAGTCAGCATCATTCTATCCATTGGATTTTCTGTCCGCAATTCTTCTGTCATGGATACAACCTTTACTCCATATCCTGGAAGTGTTTTGTAGAACAAAGTTAGCGTATCAATAACATCACGGCTCATACGATCCAATTTATAGATGTAAACCGTATCTATAATTCCGCTCTTCGCATGTTTTAGCAGCTCCTGTATCTCAGGCCTATCAAGTTTACTTCCACTATACCCCCCATCTATGTACCATTTGTCAATAGTAATACCGTGTTTTTCACAGTAATCCATGATTTTTTGTTTCTGCATATCCAAGCCGTATTTTTCAGTCTGTGTCTCTGTTGATACTCTCAAATATGCCACTTGTAATTTGCTCATATGCCATCCTCCTAAAAGAAAATGGCTAGGTTTTTATTCTAGCCATAGTCTACAACATCACTTTGTCTTAGTCAATTTCTCAGCAAGCATTTTTTTAACACTTTCAATTTGAATTTCGTTATTTTTCAGATCTTCCTTTGTAACACGCTGACCATTAACATAAATTGTAGTCATGTTTTCAAACACCTCCAAAAAATCCATTATTTTTCTAAAAATAATTTTCTTCTTTTTGGTTATGCTGGAAAGTGACAAATTTAGCTTTTCTGCCATTTGAATATCACTTGCACCAGCACTTGCCATTTTTAATAATATGATTTCAAGTTGTGAAAAATTACAATTATCCAATAAAAAATCAACTTCTGGCTTACTCAGCTTGTTAAATCCTAACCGCATAAGCCCTCCAATTTAATTCCTAAAAATCAATTGGTTACTCTCTTTCCATGATTTATTCTGAGGAAATTTCTCTGGATGTGTTTTTCTGAGTTCTATAGTATCATCGTGGCATTTTTGTACACACGCAGCACACACTTTCTTTCCGGATCCGTTTTCAAGCGGTGATCCGCAATATCGACAAAGATGTTTTTCTTCTTTATATTCCATTTTAGGGATAACGCTCGGAGAAAGTCTGTGCTTTTCTGCATCCTTTTCTAAACATAACTTACATTTCTTTCTTCCAGGAGCAGCTTTACGTTTTCCACATCTTGTGCAAATACCTTGTTCACTTCTTTCCTTGTATACACTGCGACCATAATTTCTCATATTCGCTTTCTGCTCATCCGTTAATGGTTTCTTGTTTTTTTGCTTCCATTCGTATTGCTTCTGTCTGCAAGTAATGCACGTTTTTTCAGTTCCAAAGAGGCGTTCTTTTCCGCATTCCGGGCAAATATGGTGTGTACGCCAAAATGCCCTATTTTCTCTTAAATATTCATTGTGCTTCGCTAAACACGCTGTACAGTAATATCCCTGTCTATCTTTTTCTTTACCGCACTTAGGGCATTTTCCTTCGCTTATCCTTCGGAGACGTGTATATTCAATCCTTTTCTTTTGAGTTGTTGTCATAATTTATGGAGTAAAGTGCACTTTGCTGTCCGGACAAACCTCTTTACCTCCAATTCGTATTATTTTAATCCAAGTGCCTTTAATTTTTCTATGGCACCGTTAGGAATAACTCTCTGCTTCTCCGAAACTTTGATTTCCTGTATTTTTTCTTTTGATGTATCTTCTATCATTTTTGTATCAAAACTCTCTAGTTTTGCTGTTGAAGCATTTTGGCTGAGGTTTTCAACCAATGCTCGGATTTTCTCAGGGAGTTTGTTGACCTCTTTCCTTCTTTCCATAACCACGCGGTACGATCTCATAAAGTTACTGCTTGTAACGCTTTCATTAAACTCTTCATCCATAGCCCATATTCTAAGCTGCTCTGATCTACCAATCGCCTTTTGAACCAATGCAGGAAGCTTTTTAAACTCTTCAGCACTATTGTATGTGCTATTTCTCAATGCTTTGCTCACCAAAGTCCATGCTTCTAACTCATTCATTTCCGGCGGTGAAGTCAGTAACATGATTTTCTCCACAATCTGACCAGGGGAAGGAGCAAATCCACTAGCATTTGTACGCATGTATATAGCAAATGCCCGCTGAACAGTATCCCATTCGCAATCACTTAATGCCATTCTCCAGGCATTAACTGCTGCTGTCTTATCTGGAGGATTAAAGTTCGGATAAGTTGCCTGTATCATTGCAAGCAAGTTCTGAGTTTCTTCTCTTGTCATTATGACTGTCTCCATTCATCTATAAGATTTCTATCGGTATGGACTTCAGGCTGCTTCCGTGTTCTCTCCCACGTCCTAACAGCAGCTTTCCAGTCTTTCATCTTGTTTTTGCCTATCATCCAGCCTTTAGAAATATAAAAATTCACAAAGCCCTGGGCATCAATTCCATTTTTCCTTTGTTCACAATAATCCTGTACCTCATCCACTGTTGGTGGAATAAAAATCTGTCTTTTAGACTCAGGCTTTTTATCTGACTTAGGTGGTTCATATGTTGGTTCGTTTGATGGTTCGCCCTGACTTTCAGTAACTTGAAATTTACTGTAATTTACTACATTTATCAGTGTTCCTCTGTTGGTTCGTTCTGTGGTCACCATTTGTTCATCTTCCAGCAACTTAAGAAAGCGTTTGACTTTATTCCTGGACCATGACCAACGGACAGATAACTTCTCTATGCTGAACATAAATGATCCTCTGGGGATTATGGCCGTTTTGCCGTCCACCAACATTTTTACATCCTTATGGGAAGCTGAAAGCAATATATCTATCCAAGCTGATCTTTTATCAAATGCCTCCCTGCTGCTCCAAATAGAACAGTCAAATATTTGTCTATATAGCTTTATCCAGCCTTTTTCCATAATCCCACTCCACTATCATTCAATCATTGTAAATTCTTTCAATAAGCAGTCTTCACAAAGTTGCATGTCTTCATATTCATAAAGACGATCCACCTCTGACTTGCACTTATCACAAATTAATGTTTTTTCATGCCGTTTCGGGCAGCTATCTCCCAAACAAGGATATCCAGGAGCAGCACACCCGCAGCAGTTATTTACTTCTCTAACCATTCTATCCTATCTCCTATAATCTGGATCTGGACACAGTTCAGTATACGCATATGGTGGCATATTTGCTGACCATGTATTTGGTCTGTCCCGAAGCGCAGCTGCATCACTGGCTGCTTGAATAGCTTTGAGACGTAATGCATTTGCTTTTCTCTGCGCATCCGTGCTCTTTAATCTCATGTTTTTTATCCTCCGTTAATTTTCTCATCCTTTGAATAACATACTCAAATGCTGGTTTATTCCGTTTCCACATCTTGTCCCTCTTTCAATAACTCCTGGAATTTTTCATACTGTCTTTGGGATATCTTATTATTGGATTTATCAGGTCTAATAGCGATTGTAAGGTGTTTTTCTGCGATAGACGATAATTCCCTAGCCATAGATTTTCTGCCTTGCTGTATGCCGTCCCTATAGCCCCTAACAGGTTTAAATTCATTTATCTTTTCCTTGCCTTCGCCCTGACCACCAGCAGTCTTATTGTATCGGCACTGATACCCTTTCTTAGTGTATTCCAAGATCCAGTACTGTTCCCATTCATCAAGCTCTGACACTGGGTAATGAATAAAGTTCAATTTCCAGCCATAGGGGTTATCTTCACTATAAAATCCTCTTTTTTTAATCGAAAGGTCAATATGCTGGTATCCCGACAAATGAGAAATATTTCTTTCCAAACAATCAACACTCTGACCGATATAAAAGTACGATATTTCATTTTCATCCGTCCTCGTATAGAAGTAAATTCCACTTTGATTTTTCATGCTAGGACAAGCATTCAATATACGTTCTTTGTTTTTGCTTTTTATGGCATATAATTGTTTATAATTCTTGCTTGACATTTCTTTTGCCTCTCAATGGTGTCGTTAATATTTCTTCGATGCTCCAGCCCATTTCTTTTCTGTGCAACAAACAATGTGCATTTACACCTACTATGTCAGCCCATTCAATAACTCTATATGATTTTCCATTGTATTTCCAAACTGGTGAACATGATAAATCCTTGCATCTTCGGCTACAATACACAGCATTTTTGTAATGCCCTCCTCTTTTAACATTAAATGTTTTTTCGCATATAGGGCAGATTTTCGTATAATCCTTTGTATTAGGATGATTAATGTAATAAAGTTTTCTTGCACAAGTGTTACTACATGTATCATGACCTTTTCTTGCCAATCTTTCATATTCTTTACCACATACAGGGCATACGACATATTTCTCATTATCTGTCATGGAATTTCTCTTGTTTTTTGCCTGTACATCATTAGTAACAAATTTACAATTTTCAGGACAATAATTTTTATTAACATCAATTCTATCTATAGTAAGTATATTGATACCCTTGTTTGTTTTCTCTTCTTTATAGCCGTTTTCAATAGCCCAATCATAGAATGAGCGAAAATCATTTTTCCACTCATCACACATGATTATTCCTCTGCCACCATAATTCTTGTAATCACGAGAAGTTTTACAATAGCAACGATATTTTATGCTTTTCCATAATGGATACAGCCTACCACATTTACCGGATAAGCCATGTGTTCTATTTAGAGAACCAATAATTTGTTTTTGAACGCATCCACATGATTTTGTTTTGCCATTAACGATTTGACTTTTTCTTACTATTGTCTTGTTACCACAATCGCATAAGCAATTATATCTAATAGCCCTTTGACCATTTGGATATACAATATCATCCGCTCTGTTAAGAACATACAGCTTTCCGATTTTTTGTCCTATATAGCTTTTCCTTTCGATTGCCTTTGCTTTTGCAATGTTCCTATAGTTTTGCATCAATTAACCTCTTTTTGGTACTTATCGCACCACCCAATTTCACAATTTCTGCTCCTATGGGTTATGATTATATAATTGCAGCTGACTTCTTTATTAGTATTGTGTGTACAGTATTTACAAGTCCGGCAAAGTTTGCGACTTGTTTTAATCATCTGTGTCTCACTTGGCATAAGCTCTCCCTAATTGAAAGGTAATGAATCATCATCCAAATTGTCTGGGATATTCATAAATCCGTCTGAGTCAGCCGGACCATACGGAGAAGAGCCAGGATCAGTCTGCGTAGCTACGTTGCTATTCTGCTGCTTACTTTCACCAAACTCAATCTCTTCCACCACAACATCTGTGGTGTGAACAGTATTCCCGTCCTTATTTTTGTAGCTTCCAGTCTGAATGCGCCCAAAAACAACCGCTTTCATTCCTTTTCGGAAATATTTCTCTATAAATTCCGCAGTATTTCTAAATGCGGTGCAATTGATAAAATCAGCGGTCTGCTGGTCCTTATCCTTTTTTGCAAATCTTCTGTCAACAGCAAGAGAAAATTTCGCTACCGCCATTGAATTATTGCCCTGTGTGTATCTCACGTCCGCATCTTTCACAAATCTACCTGTTAGAATTACCTTATTCATTCTTTAACCTCTTGCTTTCTGATATATGTTTTCTTACTTCTTCGTTTCTTTTTGCTCCCAAATGATGGTATTTGGTATGTCCTGCAAAAGTCATCATGCATAAATTTTCTATTCTATTATCATTTTTTATGCCGTTAAGATGGTGTATGCAGCAGCACGGCGGTATTTCTATTCCGGTTTCTCTTTCGTATACTGCTATATGTTCCATGACATATCCGCTACTATCCGCTCTTTTATGCTCCGGCATCAAAATCTGAACATATCCTTTTCTTGTTAATCTTCTTCCACCGTTCCATGCACTTGAATTCTCACGTCTTTTTGCGCTCGACCTGTTTTTGAACTCTATTTCTTTGCTTCTCCACAAGCCAAGTTGCCTAGCTTTTTTATAAATAGCAATAAACGTCTTGCTCGGAAATAATCTTACCAATTCTTCGTTTGTAGAATTTAGATACTTTGTTTTTAGTAATTCTGTTTCATGATCCGTCCACGTATGGCTCATTTCATTCCACCTTCCTAAAACGGGCATTCGCCCGGATTTTTTAATTCCCAGTATTTTCCTGGTTCTGCAACATCTACATTTACTCTGGGAACCACTGCTTTCATCTTCTCGATAAATTTACCAGCATCTGCATTTTCGTTTGATAAATGGCACATAATCACATTTTGTAACTGATCTGATGCATTAGCTTTCACAAAATCACAAGCTGTATCAATGCTCATGTGTCCACGGACAACATGAGTCGTTTTTGCATCGTCACCAGGCAACAGTTCCGGATCGTAATTGACACCAAGCAGAATGTGATTTACATTCTTGAACCGCCACTTAATCAATTCTGTGTCAGTTGCATAAATCATTGTTCCCATCTCCGGGTGCTGAATCCAAAAACCGTAACACGGGCATTCAGAGACGTCACCGTTCGTGTGCATCCATTTGTCATTTAAGTCAGTTAAGTCAAATGTCCTCACTTTCCACGGAGCTTTGAATTTCACGCCACTATCATTCCTGTATGGTGCAAATATTTGTACCCCAATACTTTCTAGGGCACTTATTGCTTTATTGTGATCTTTATGTTCGTGGGTGACTATACATCCAAAAACATGTCTTAAATCCCAATTCAAGCCTTTTTTTATTTCTGTTATTCGCAAACCAGCATCTAATATAAGTGTTTCTTCAGTATTCGTTGTTAAAAGATAACAATTCCCAGAAGATCCAGTCCCAATAATTTTCAACCTCATACTACGCAGCTTTACCGGTATTCTTCTGGTCTTTTCTTTTCAGGTACAGCTTCACCAGTGTGTAGATCTGGCGAAGGAACAAGCTGTCTTCTGTATGGCTTATGTTCTGGATGATATACTGCTTTACATGTTTGTTATTCATAGGCTACCTCCTCTAAATTTCAGTTTTCCATATCAAACTCTTCGCAAATTTCCTCGTAATACCTTTTTTCATCCGCAAAATGATCGTACACCATTTCCTCTACCATCATTTTGGCATCATGCTCACACATTTCCTTGCCGGTCAGCAAGTCCCAGTCTGTATCGAGCACATTCGATATTGTAAGCCAATCTCCCTCTGAATCTCTAAACAACTCCACTATGACTTTGGGATCATCTCCATGATGCCCGAACACAAGCGTGTGAACCACTGCGCCGGATGGTTCTTTGTTCTCTACCCACTTTTTCATAGTATCCTCCAAATCTTAATTTACCTGTGTAACAGTTTCAGGTTTAACTTCATTAAACTCTTTTGAATTATTCTTCACAGTCAATGCTTTAAATTTAACCATGTTACCTCCAAGTCTTAATTACTTTCGTTCCTAGAGTTATCAGTTCAACTATTTCATAAACTCAGGTAATACCTGCTGCCCATCTGGCTCTTCTGCTGGTTCAGGCTTTTCAGACTCAGGTTCAAAAACAACCATATTTGCATTGGCTGCAATTTCTTTTTGAGCCCGTATCTGCATTTCTTCCATCGGATATTCTTTAAAGTCATTGTCCTGCATTTCCTCTTTTGTATACAGTCCCATAGTCAGTTCTGGGCAATTAAGGCTAGAAAAGAAAGATGCAGCTCTGTAACGAAGCATCAGCTGTGGCATGGTTTTCCATTTGCTTCCATTTTTAGAAAGCCAGCCTTCATCTTTTGCCATATCCATATCAACAGTCATACCTTCAACTCGTCTGCCGTTCTTCATTGTCCATGCCATGCAAGAAAATGGCTTCCCGTCCTTGCCCTTCGTTTCCTCAAACTGCAATTCCATGTCAAATTTTCCAGAATTGTTAATAGCTGCAATCAAGAATTTAGAACTCCATGACGGTCTTCCCTGGATAACATAAAGATTCTGCATAACCATAAGCGGACTAACCTTAAGCCGATTGGCCTGCTCTATTGCAATCAAACAGTTTGCATCATTTCTCTGAAATGTAGCCGGAACAATTGTAGAACTCGAAAGCGCTTTAGCCATTTGCATAGCCATAATGAAGTTATCTGACGTTCCAAAAATTCCAAGGCTGTAGTCTGTCACCTTGTTTCTTGCCTGAACTGCCTCTTTCTTTTCCTCTGATACTGCCATCTGTGTATCTGTCATCTATTTTCCCTCCATTGATTCTTTTACATACAAATCCATTGAATAGCACAGTTTAATGCAATTTCCATGTAATGCATGGTTTTTCCAAGCATTATATTTTTCGTAAAACTTCTCTTCTGGCATTTTTCCAACCTTAACCAGCTCTATCCATTTATGGATGTTTTTCCTGGATCTACGTTTGTTGCTGCCATTCAATTTCCTTATATATTTGCCCTCAGCCGTTACATAATGATGAAAACCTGTAAAAGATATCCCGCACTTAAACGGAACTATTTGTGTTTTCCCATTTAGTTCCAATCTAAGGTTTGCTAAAGTTTGCCTTATCTGGTCTAAGCACATCTTCAAATACCCTTTGTCTGGATGAATTAAATAAAAATCATCCATATATCTTCCGTATCTGGAAATTTTAAGATTTTCCGTAATCATATGGTCCATTTCATCCAACATTAAAAGCGCATATACCTGTGCTACTTGGTTTCCAAGCGGAAGTCCCAAGCCTTCTGTACTATCAATAAATAAATGGTTCAGCCATTTTATGTACTTATTCGGAAAATGATAATCTACAATCTGTTTAAGGATTTCATGATCTATCTGGTAGAAAAATTTCCTGATATCACATTTAAGTATCCAACCAGATAATCCATGTTGACTATAAAAATCTAACATCTGTTCTTTTAGACAATCCATTCCAAAGTGAGTACCTTTCCCCTCTTGCCCAGCATAATTCGTTCTGATAAAACGACCCTTTAATACCGGATGCAAGATTTCATCGCAAAGGCAATGCTGAACTACTTTGTCTTTAAAAGAACACGATTTAATTACCCGTTCTTTAGGCTCATAAATTTTAAATTCATTGTACGGATTCATCCTATAGGTCTGATTTTCCAACTGCTCTTTTAATAGGTGCAAACCTTCCAAACTCATAGTCTGAAATTTTGCGCAACTACCATTAAAACCTTTTCCAGACTTAGCTTTCCTATACGCTTTATACAGGTTCTCATAACTGCATATAACATTTTTATACATTGTAAAAATTCCTTTGTATTTACCCTTCCCGGGAGGGCCATGAGCTTTTTTGCATCTTTTACTGATTTCGGCTTAATGCCTACTCTTACTATCTGTGTGATACAGAATGGACGAACACCGTTGTTGTTATTGTAGTTGTTGTTGTTGATATTGCCGGAAGGCGAAACAACGGTTTGTACAGCTCACAGCCCAATTTCTTATCTTTCTCTGTCTTTCGTTCTCCAAGCAATCGCCATATGCTTAATATCGGACACCATTTTCGACCAATATTCCATGCTTTTCACATTGATGATGTTTAACTTCATGGACAATTCAATGTAAAACAGAAGCTCATCGCAATGCGTGATTGCTTTGGTTTGCAATTCTGATCGGTCCCTGCGATATGACTTCAAATCGGTTCTGTTTGCTTCATACAGATACTCATAAATTTCAAGAGCCTTATTCTGCATTTTATCTACAAGAGAAAATCTGTATTTCTTCGGATACCGGTTGCAATTTGAAGTCACTCGCAAGGTATGTTCCGCTAATTCTTTTGCCTTAAGAATTACCTTTAAGTCGGTTTCTGCCATTTACTTATTCCTCTGATTCAAAGATTGAAGAAGAAAAGATGCAAAATGGACGAACACCGCCGTTGATATTGCAGAGGCTGACGTAGAAATCGCCGGAAGGCGAAACAACGGTAACTGCACCAGAATAACCATTGCATGGTGTACTCCATGGGCTAATTAACCACCACCATTTATTCGCGTTAGGAATATACTTCCTATATTTTCTGTACTCATCCACTGTCAGAAGCGACACTTTATCAGTGCATGATCCGTATTCTGTCTGACCGTCAAGAGAAAGAAGGTTTCTTTCAAAACCTAATACATTTCCTTCCCCTATTTCTTCTTCCAACTTTTCTAAAAACTCTTTGTTCAGATAGCTTCTCAGCTTACTTGTGGTCCAATTGTTATCATCAGAGTCAAACTCTTTATTCTCAATAGATTCTGCCAGGCACATATATCCCGTATCTGTAATATCTATAATTTTCCATGTTGTTCCGGCAAGCTGAAATTCATCTCCGATTGAAAGTCCGGTCGGTAACTTATTCATATTTTTAGAATTATTACCTTTTAATACATTTATTTCTTTCTTCAACACATCGATCTGATCCTGAAGTGCTTTCATTGTTAATGCCATAATTATTCTCCCTTCGATACAAAGATATGAGATTTTAAGATACAGAATGGACGAACACCGTTGATGTTATAGTAGCCGTTGTTGCAGATACAGCCGGAAGGCGAAACAACGGCAATTGAGTATTCCAAACCACGTTCTTTGGTGCTACATGGGGTGCATGTCCACCACCAGTCACCCAGGTCTTTATTGACAAGCAGATCATTATACTTTCTGGCTTCATCAAAGGTAATCGGTCTTACCTTGCATACACAGTCTTCAAATTCGTGCTGCATATCCACTGATGTAAGGTTTACTTTATGTTCAACCAGGTTCTCTGCGCCAAGCGCATTTTCAATGATTGGTTGAATATCAGCTTCAATCATTTTTTTAAGGCTTGATTTGTTGTAATCTTTCGTATTTCGGTCGAATACAACGTCCTCTGCCATAAATTCTTTTGAAATAACTTTTGTTGTCTGACTAGAACCATCCTGATCCAGCACGATAAAATCATGCTCCCCGATCTTAAATGTTTCCCTAGGCTTCAGTTCTGACAGCCTTACTTTGTTCTTTTTCTCTGCTTCTTCCAACTGCTTTACTAACTCTCTTGCCATATCTAAAGCTTTGCTCATTTTTGTTTCCTCCCTCGCTAAATTGCATTGAATGTCTGGACTGCAAACAGCTCATTTACAGTCTTTTTAAAGACTTCACCGTCAACCTTCACGCTGTACATAAACCCGTCATTTTCAAGGGTTACTCTGCACTGCTTTTTTCCTGACCAAATTCTCTTTTCCTTTTCAATAACCAACATTTCTTATACCTCCACTTTTAATCTTTCACTGTCGTTTACGACCAACATAATCAGCTGACCACTAACCATATCAGAAACCTTTTTCTGGTTTTCAGAGTCCAGTGACTCGCAATCATCCACCCAGATAGGAACTGATATTCCGGCAATATCCTGTACGCTCTGGCAAATATCAACTCTACCCAGAATCCGATTGCCCTTGTTGCTAATTGTTGTAAGTATAGATTTGCCGTCAACCATAGGTACGCAGGTTGATTTATAGTTGCCATTTTTTGCGGTTTCAAATAATTGCCACTGTACCAACTTGAACCTCTGGTTAATTTGGTCTGAAAGTTCTTCATTCTTAGCTTTCTCCAATTCAGTAAGCAGATAGAGGACTTTTTCTGCATCAGCCTGCTGCTGCACCATGTCAATTCTCTTTTCTTTTAACCCTTCCAGACGCTTTTCTTCGGCTTCCGTATTTGACATGAGGATTTTTAATTCACAGCCAGAAAGCTCTTCTCTTAGCTCCTGTTCTTCTTCCTTAAGCGCCTTTCGATACTCCGAAGTGTCTTCCATGCTCTTCAGAAGCTTTTCTTTTTCAGCAATTTGTTTTGTGATCTCCTGATATTCAGCTGTATCGGATATATCAATCTTTTCAGGAAGTTTTGAAAACTTATCTTCCAATTCTTTTGCCTCTAAAGTCACTGCATCACGCTCAACTTTTCGCTCTTCCAAATCTAATCTCAACTGTTCTAAATCTTTTGTTTTTTTCTCTAACTGATCTTTGGTATTATTTCCGTCTGCGGTAATCGAAGCAAGTAAATCCGCTTTTTCCTTTTCAAAATTGGCAAAAAGTTCTACCTTTTTCTCTTCCGGGTAAAGCTGCTTGCAGCATGGACAAACAAGCAAGGTTTCATCCAGTTTTCGTTCATTTTCTTCTTTCCACTCTATACGGATGCCTTCCAGCTTTCCTTTTAACCGATCAATAGCGGCTACAGCCGCAGAAATTTGGGTTTCTATAGCATTTATACCTATCTGTAATTCGCCACGATCCGATATCTTTGACGCAGAAGCGCTCAACATTTTAGCTCTTTCTTCCACTAATGCCTCGTTTGCTTTTCTTTCAAGCCCAGACAGTTCTATTTTTAGCTCTAAAACACCGTCTGTCAGCTCATTATAATTCTTATAAAGTTTTTCGCTTTCAAGCTGCTTATCAGCGTTTTCCTGAATTTTCTGCTTAAGGCAGTTTTTCTGTACTTCCAAATCAGATACGTCCATATCTGACTTGGCTTTAATATCCGCTTTCTTTTCTTTAATCTGTCCATCTAATATAGGAAGCTCCTTTTTAATATCAGCTACTCTTTTCTTGTTCATAGCTGATAATTCCTCTGCAGAATATTTTTCAAGCAGCACTCCCATTTCTGCCAGATCCGGATATTTGTCTGCCACAGATGCATCTGGAATATCTTTGACGGTCTGGAAGAGGAATTTACGGACCTCATTCGATTTCTGATTAAGAAACGCATTGATATTACTCGACATCTTAAAAGCATTTCCAATTTCCAGATATTCATTAAATTCAGTTTTGATCTTCGGAACGTCGTTAATAAAATACTTGTTATCATCTTTATATGAGCTTCCGTATTTGCTATAGGTACGCTTCTGTACCTTGCGAACTGTAATCTCTCTTCCGTCCATATCCAGAACCAGAGTTACTTCTACATCACCGTCTACCGGCGATCCGTTTACCTCACGTCTTACAACTGGATTACTTCTCATTTCATAATCGCAGTCAAGAAAGCACCAAGTATATGCACTTGCTATGCTGGACTTGCCTTTTCCGTTTGCACCAGAAATGACGGTCTTATCATGGAAATTAAATTCCTGTTCTTCATAACACATGAAGTTTTTGAGGTGCATACTTAAAAGCTTAATTTTCATCTGCTTTTACCACCTTTCTTTCAACTCCCAGAATAGCCCTCACAACTTCATCTGAGATATAACCACAGGTTTCAAAAACTTCTTTAAGGACATTAAGCCTAGCTTGTTTGTCAGCTAATACTTCATACTCAGATTTAGTAAGCAGAACGGTTCTGCTATTTTTATTTTCATCCATCCAACTTATCTCCTCGCTCTTTTAAATTTGTCCACGATTTTTCTCTTATTCGTGGCCTTGTTAATGAGTTTCAAATAAAACTCTGTTTCTTCCACCAACATCCATTCACTGACGTTTAAGTGAGCTGCTGAAACAGCTTCTTTCTGCGACCTGGTTAGCTTCTTAGGCTGCTTCATTTTTTGTGTCTCCATGTTTTCCATGCCGTATAAAACAGCCAAATAACCGCCGCTACAAATTCAGCCTCTACCGTTGTTATTACTCCAGCCAAAAAAGGGTCAATATACATCTTTTAGTCTCCTTTCTTTATCTGATCAGCACCCACGCTGCCAGTGCTGCTCCTGCCAGTATCAATCCCATTGATACCATGATTAAATCTACAACCAGGTATGCCATTGATACCCAATCCACCTTTCTCTTGCTTTTTTCAGCCTTAATCGCCACGTAGCTTACGCCAAGCGGGCAATCATGATTTTTCATCTTTGCCATTTTTCCAATACCTTTCTTGTGGTATAATCTCCTTATCATTTAACAAGGAGGTGAATTAAAATGTTTATTAAAATCAGAATTTCTTGCCCTTGCCATTGCTCATATATCGTGAATGAGAATATCAATTCCGACAAAGTTGTTTGCCCCAACTGTGGAAGTGAATATCCTTACTCCGAAAAATTAGCATCTATGCTCAGATTGGCAAAAGAGATACCTGAAGGTGAATGTCTTTCAGAACATTCCGTTCGGGTTATTTCTCTTTCGGAAGATATGAACAGCCGTCAATAACTAACTTCATATATTCCAGAAACCCTTTAGCAACCGTAGCGGTCAGATTATTTTCAGCAATTAGCATTCTTACATTCTTTTCTAATTCTGATGCTTGCTGACCGTTACATTGCCGGTAATAGGAATAATGTTTTCCTTCATACGTCTTTTCAAGTTCATCTACTGTTAATGCATATGGAGACATATTTTTTCACCCTCTTTCTACTTCAACGCTAAAAACAAAACGGTCAATATGCCCGCAATAAAACCTAATACAGTAACAATGCCATTGTCATTCTTCATATGTATTCAACATTTCCTTTCCTATGCTGTTTTCTCCGCATCCAGTATTTTCTTTCTGATTGTGTCAACGCCTTTCTGGTACACCATCTGGCTGTTGCCGCAGCCCTAAACAATGTTCCATACTTCAAAATCTCAACAAATAATTCACTGGCTCTCTGTAGCAAGAGATCCAATTTTATACTCTTGCCCATTTTTGAATCTGATGCTTTCAATCTCTCCAACATCATCCTGATTAACATTCAGCAGCCACAGGTCTGTTGTGATGTCAAATGCATTCAAATCAATCGTTAATTTCGGAATTCCCGCACCTTTTTGCTTCAATTCGTAACTTCTGATACCACTAATTTTATGACCGTCAATCAGAATTTCTGTGAATATTCCTTCTTGTCCATCAACCTGTCTAATTTCAATTTTTGCCATTTTTACCCTCTCTCCGCTTCTTCATCTTCCTCATTTTTCCGACTGCACTCAGCCATACTCTCAACCTTTCCAAGAATATATCCCTTGTCAAAGTCAGACATTTTAGGAATGGCATCTCTCAGCTTTTCCACAACCTGTTTTTCTTTCTCACTCATTAACTTCACCGCCTATCTACGCACAATACTTAACTTCATACTCCTGGACGATTTTGGAGTAAATCTCACGAAGTTTCTTGTCCTGTTCAATTACATCAATCTTTTTGATGTCAATCTGTTTCTTAGTTCCGCCAGCGTTTTCAATTCTCTGCTTCATGTTTCTGACACGTTTACCCAAATCGGCGCCAGCCCTACGTTCAAGTTCCTTATGCATTTCAGCCTGTAACTCTGCATAACCAATATTTGCTTTGAGAGCAATCTTTACTATTTTTGCCCTGATCTCCACACGCCAGTTATCCATAATTGGTTTAACAGCTTCTTTGATATTCTCCGTAGTCTCAACAGCTTTCCGCGCTGTTTCATTCGCAAGAGCTATCTTCCGGTCGCGTTCCTTATCTTCCAGCTCTTTATTTGCAATGCTCTGCGCTAATTGCAAAATGAGTTGTGTCTGTGGAGATAAGTCCTCTGTGGCAAGTTTCCTTGCTTTAAAGTAGCCATTTACAAGCTGTCTCTGTACATCCCATGCCAAATCGTCCGTGAAAGACTTCACCAGCATCAGATAACCTTGCTCTGTGATAAGCGCATAATCAGCAGTTGCCTTATCTGGAATGTCAAAAATGTTGGTGCGACGAATTTCGTCGGAGCTTACTTTGAAGAAGTCTTCACCCTCGATGAACCTTTCTTTGTTCGTTCTAAAGTTTCTGCTCGCCGTTCCGTCCGGTCTGCCATGTACCATGTCGATGTCTTTGAATGTAACCACTCGCTGACCGTTGTACTCTTTTACGGAAATGTCCGAATTTCCAATGTGTACTAATGAATTCATTCCATCCACCTCTCTTCTTGTTGATTGTAAAACAAGTATACGTCGATATAAAACATTTGTCAAGATGTTTTTGTTGATTTTTTCAACATTGTGTGTTATTATATACTTACAGAAAGGAGGATAGATAAATGCATGAAAGAATAAAAGAAATTCGTAACGCCCTAGGATTGACTCAGCAAGAATTTGCGGATGCTGTAAAAGTAAAAAGAAACACAGTAGCCACATATGAAATGGGAAGAAGCGTTCCGAGTGATGCAGCTATCGCACTGATTTGCAAACAATTTGAAGTTAATGAAAATTGGTTGAGAACTGGTGAAGGAGAAATGTTTGTCAAGAAAAGCAAAGATGAACAGATTGCTAAAATGCTTGGAAATATCCAAAAATCCGGTGAAGATAGTTTCAAACACAGGCTCGTGGCTGCGTTATCGAAACTAGATGATTCCGAATGGAGTGTTCTCGAAAAGCTGATTGATTCAATAGCAGAAAAGAACAGTTAAAAAGAAAGACAAGGGATTGCGCAATCCCTTGTCTTTTTGTTATAATAAGCTATTCAGATATGTATAAATTACTTTCAACCAATGGAGATCATCACATTCAGTCACCATCTCGATGATTTTCTCTCGATAATATTCCTTCTCGTCCATCTGGCTTTCCTGCTCCTTTAAAAGCGGAGAAAGTGGAAATTCATTTCTATAATCGTTTTTCATCGTATATCCCTCCATAATCAATCAAATCATGTTCACGAAACCTCTTGCCACAAATATAGAACATACGTTCTGTTTTGTCAAGTATTCGGCGATATCGGGGCACCAGCCGCAGCCAGCGCCCCAAGCCAGAAGTTGATTATCCATTTTACTGGACACTTCTAGTATATGCACTTAGTTAGAGAAGTATTACTACTGAAATTATTTTTCCAAAGCTTTTAAAACTTCTTGTTTTTCTTCAACAGTAAGTTTTGAATAGCCAGAAATGATTTTAACCGGATCATATCCTCTTTCTTTCTGCTTTTTCATTGCTAATACAATAATTCTTTTCTGTACTTCTGTCATCATTCTACAGCACCCCCGATCACGTCAGACAAAGCAATTGTCAAATCATCATTCGTAGATTGTAAATCAGTGGTAATTTGTTTTAAGGTTGCATTATCGCTAGTAAGTTGATTTATTTTCTCTTCCTCGGAAGGAATATACTCTGCTGGTTCTTCTGAACCATCTAACCCGACCATGTAGTATATGCTATTTTTCTTCTTGTCACCAGCAGATACCAACCATTTATATTCTTCTGCCGCCGCATTGTCTCCATACACTGCTCTTGTAATTTTATTCGCATCTTCATAATTCATAAACATGGCAATGTTTCTTACAATTCCATCACCATCAAGCATAATGTACGGTCTTGATAATTCTCTCTTCATGCTGTCTCCTTAATATAATATAACAATAATTATGCCTGACCCTCCAGCGCCACCGGCGCCGCCTGTATAGTCATAGCCGCCACCGCCTCCACCTCCGCCAGAGCCGGAGTTCGCAGCAGCGTCACGCCCAGCTTCTGCATAAGCATAATCATAGCCCTCTGACTCGCTACCACCTATTCTGTAACATCCGCGTCCACCATTTCCACCGCCGTAATCTCCGCCGGTGCCTCCATATCTAGGGGTTCGTCCTCCGGTTCCTTCTCCACCACTGGCGCCACCGCCAGAGTATGCAGTACCCGTGTCTTCTCCGAATGCTTTTGTAGTTCTTCCTTGACCAGATCCTGGGTTTCCCCCGCCATCTCCGCCGTTGGTTCCGCCATTATGTCCACCATTATCATCATACGAATATGAGCCGCCGCCTGAGCCGCCTTTTCCGGTTCCGAAGTTCGCTCTGCTGCTATACCCGTATGCTCCACCATTAGCACTGCATAGCTTTTCCCCGTTTCTTGCGACATAACTTTCTCCGCCATTAGTGCCAGATCCAGCAACGCCTCCGTTACCTACAATACAGTTAAGCACAGCTCCCACTTTTACTGCTATGCCTTTAACCGTGCTAGTATATCCGCCGCCGCCTCCGCCTGCGCCATAGGTGCTAGTTCTGTCGTCCTCTTCGCCCCAGCCACCACTTCCGCCGCCGCCAACGCAAAATATATCCGCAAAATTATATCCAGATGGAATTTCAATATCCTGACTATATTTTATTATCTTAGTAAGCAGCTCGCTAGTAGCACATTCATCTGTAAGAGTATTTCCTTGCAAATCTCCAAGAGTGCTTGTGGCGTATGCAGTACATTTAAAATAATACTTGGTATTAAGGTTTGGCATTGCAAATATTGCTTGCGACCAACCACCAGAGTTTTTGTTATCTCCATATCCAGTATGAAGCCATGTCCACGGGCCATCAGGTCCATTAGTGCTATAGCTAATAATAACTCCAGAAAACGGCCTTCCTGCCGCAGCATAAGGATTTTGCCATTTTAGCAAAACCTGCCGTCCGCTATATGCTGCCGCACTAAAATTTAAAATGCTTCCAGCTCTAAATTTTCCAGTAAGTTTCGTATGTAAGTCTGTATTATAAAAAGTCCTGCCTTCATAGACATATTCAGCTGTGGCTGTTCCTGTCAATTCCAGAGTGCCTTCCATAGCTTCATCATCTGAGCCATTAAATACAGCAGTCCTCCCTTTAGGGATATCATTTACCGTAGCAGTACATTCATCTGAAATTCCAACAGATCCACCACCGCCAGTCATTAATACTCGTCCCATTTTATACTCCTTTCAAGCCTACGGCAATATCCGTTTCAGGCTTTTTGTAAACTTTAAAAGTTACGCTTCCGTTTGATGTTGTGGCTGTCCCCATAGCGATCCTTCCGAAGGCTTTTCCATATGCTTTCTGTACGTCCAAACTAGCACCATCTTTTAGTAGGCTCACCAATATAGGTTCATCATCCGCCCTTATTCCAGAAACATTTACTGTTTGAACGTATGGAGGTGTAGACCCTGTCCACCCTACCGCAGTCAAAATAATTTCCGTAACATGGTTTAACTGATTTATGTTTTTGTTAGTCTTGTTGATGTCGTTCGCCCCAAATGCATCTCCTACTTGAGAATAGTTGGTCTTGTCAGTCAGTGAAATGGTTCCGTCTGAGTTTGATGTTTGAGCATACTTCCGACTAGTCCCAGAAGCGATAATATCGTCCTTGTAATTTGTTTTAAGCGTTTCCATTAGGCTTTTACTCCTTTCGCATTACCCAGGCGGAAAGAAAGCTTCGAAAGTCCTGCTTCCTGTCTGCCTAGCAACTCATATATTTTTAAAACTGCTGACTCAATCCGATTTAACTCTCCAAATTGTATAAATGGACCATTGTCATAAAACCTCTGAGCAATTCCAAAATCTTGCGTAAATACGTTCTGGTTGAGTATCTTAAGATTATCCTCAAACAAGTTAAATTCATCTGCATAGAAATAATCCGCATAATCACTTTTATTGTTTCCCATATCGTTAAAATTGAAAGGCAAATAAAGAGTTTCGGCATATTCGTGCAAATACTCTAAATTATTTTTAATCCTGTTGTAATCAGAAATATTAAACCGATCCGTGCTAATCCAATTTGTTTTAGGTGTTATCCATGCCATTTTCTCCCTCCTAACTTGTTCTTATCCACATATAGCAAGTAAAATACGGCTGTAATGTTGAAATACTTTGTTTAACGTCTGATACATCACCGTGATTATGCGCTTTACTGTTTCCGGTGTTCTGCGTAGAAGTATCCGTTCCTTTATACCATCCAGCAAACCATGACCCTGTTGTATTTTGAAATCCATAGTTGGAAGAAGGTGTGTCATATGCTCCTGTAATCGCATTTCGATTTACTGATAAAACTTGATCTGTAAAATCATGGCTATGAGAAGGAAGTTCCGCAACAGTCAAAGCGTGATCCTTTGTTGAATGCGTATGGGTATATTGATTTGTCTTGGTGCCTCCAGTTTTTCCAGCTTGGTTGAATTCTTGCTGACCTGTATCAATACATACAAGCGTTCTTCCTGGTGCCAGAAGCTTCCAGGTTCCTCCAAATATGTTCGACGGATTTTCTGGATTAATCGAAAGATATATAGCTCCAATAGGATAAATATCCAAAGCAGTCACCTGTTTTACTTTTCTTTGCCCCTGTCCTTCATAACTTGCATTATTTTGCCTTGCCATTATCACTCCTCCTGTGATGAGACTGTTTTTCTGATCTTTGCCGTTCCAGAAAAAGCACCGTTAAAAGTTATCTCATGCTCATAAATTCTGGCATTAATGCTACTATCTTTTTTGGTTTCCAAAGCCACAATATCTCCTGAGTCTATACGTGGTTCTCCGGCATATGAGGCAGAATAGCTGACACTGTTATAATAATAATCGCTCAACCAGTCTACCATATCTTGTGCATGCTTTTCTGTGCTTATCAACACATTGTTTTTCCATGTTTTCACAATACCAACACTATTGATCCGTTTTGATGTAACCTTTTCTGTTATAGAATAAGCTTTGCCATCCACTGAAAATTCATGAAGTCCAGTCAATGAAGTTGTATCAACTGTAACGAAATAACTGCTGCTTTCAGTAATCGTAAGTTGCTGTCTATCCGCTGTAACAGTTACGTCATACGATGCTTCTGTAAAGTAAAAAGTATATGTATCATACCCCGTTACATCTATGCTTTCCTGAAAAATATTTTTCACTTCATCCGTTTTGCCGTAAATGTGGCAAATCACATCCACCTGCATAACTTTTTCTTCCTGAGTTGCAACCGGACTGGTTTTCATAATATCATAATTCATGCTATAGTCTGACATATCGCCAAACAGCACATTGTCAACTGTCACTCTGGCATTTGGGTGCCCCTTTGTAAATTCTAGAACAATTCTATCAAAGCTAGATAGTTCATTTGTAATATTGCATTCAATATCCGGATCCGCTACTATAATTTGCTGCACTTGCTCGCTTTGGTAATAGGTTTTGATTACAAACTCTTTTGGTGCAACATTCCTGAACTTTATGATAAATCCAAAAAACGTGGCAGCAGCCTCTAAGTCAATTGTTATGACCGGATTTACGCCATAATTCCCATCGTCATCAGCTACAGCACCACTCACATATCCAATATTCGTTGAATAATCATCTTGATCTCTTGGAATGAAGTTAATACTGCCATCTACAACCGAAAAATCGTTGCTTGTCATAGCATACGCTTCTTTCGCAGAACTAATAAGCACATTCTTTTGTTCGCCAAATATTGTTGTATTTTCAAGCGTTGGAAATATTTCTAATCCAGGATACAATGTGGTGTCTGGATACAACAAATTATCTTCATGTTCCGGTGTTGACATATCCGGAATAAATGACGCAAATATCTTCACAATTCCATGGCGGTCAGCACTCAAAATGCACCTTCCTGCATTGGCAATAATCTGCAGGCACTCCGCATGCGTTGCAACCGGAAGTGGATTATAAACCTTAATATCCTTCAGATACGGATCAATACTGTATTTATCTTCTTCAAGTCCTGCATCCGCAAGTACATCTACCGCTAAGTCATATAAACTTATTCCGTCTTCGTAGTATTGACCGCCATAATAAGTACCGGTCAATTTCCAGTCAAATACATCAACCATTGTAAATTTGGCTTCCGTATCTGTAGCACTCCATGTTTTAAGATAGGCTACAAATTCAGGCAGCCACTCAATTGTTCCGTTTCCGTCTACATCATAGCCAAGTCTTGCTTTCAGCTCTTGCCCCTGTTCCAGATAAGATATGGCGCTTTCGTGGTTGCTAGGGTTATAGTATAAATTTTGGTTATCAACCGTAAGTGTCATATCCTGGCTTGGCAGCGACTCCGAAATCTCAGAAGCATATTCCTTGTAGGTAAAGTTCTTAACTTCTTTGTTCGAGAATGTATTTGAAATTCCACAAATAAATTGATATATACGCAGCCTTCCATTGCCATTCACCATCTTCAAAGGAGTAATAATCATGTAAGTAACAGCGTCAAACGTGTCCTCTGTTACAAATATCTCTTTAGCGTTACTGTAAGCCTTTTTACCGCCGTCATATTGCAGCTCGAATAATTCTGGGTACATCTCCCCGAAATCGATTGTGACCCCCTTTATGTCCGCCACATTGCCATCAAAAGAAATATATATACGTTCAAGCAGCTTAGCAGTCACAATCCCGTTGTTGTAATAGTCAAGATCTGCATCTTCTGGCGGAAGAAAATACATGCTGCCATCAATTTTAGAGAAATCCTGTTCGCCAGTTGCATATATGTGGGATACCGTATTAGCCTTGAACGCTTCTTCCTGGTTTGAAAAATATGCAAAATCATTATTTTTTTCTTCTGCGACCACATTATCCTGTGCAACCGAACTAATAATACCAATTCTGGCAGTAATATATGCCCGGTTCCTATACGGTTTTTTCATGGCGTTTTTATACGCTGCACTGGCTTTCTGCATTTATTATCACTCCAGTCCTGCATCAATTAAATTGAATTTGCAGTTTTCATACTTGGTTACTATATGGCTATCCGGATCTGCGAACAACGGTTTGGCTTCTCTATCTCCGGGATACATGGTTACGGTTATTGGCTTCCCAGTCCTGTAATCCTCAAATGTTACCGGAACATAAAATGGTTCAACTGCTCTCAACATCATCTGCCAGACTTCTGGTTCAAGCATGGCCCATTCAAGGTTATTCAGCTTATACAGATCTCTGCCCACTCGTTGACCTATGACGGCATTGTTAGCATTTCGTCCGGCATTAACAGTTGTTGTGATGATATAACTAAACCCAGCCTTGGGGCATGGAAAATCATAACCATTCACATTCAAGAAAGCTGTTAGACCTGATCCAGTAACCCTCGTTGTCTGTGCCATTAAGTACACCTCCATTCGTTGGCAGTAATCTTTTTATCCACCCACCCCCAAAAAAAGTAAAATCAGGGGACTTTTTCTTTTTAGATTATTACGTTAGTAATAATCTTTTTCTTTTTAATTTCTTATATTCTTTCATTCTTACATTCTTTATATTCTTACATTCTTGTTTTGTGGTCCGTCTGGTAGTTCGCTTGGTGGTTCATCCGGTAGTCCGTTAGGTGGTTCACTAGGTAGTTCACTAGGTGGTTCGTTGGTTGGTTCAATATTTTTATCAAAAGTCTGCAAACCGTTGATTTTACTAGCTTTTTCGGCTATCAATATCAGTTCACCAGTTGGTTCACATACCTAACACTACTTGAACACCAAAGTGAACACCAACCACACACCAAAACGATCACTCAGCGATCACGTTTTTAAGCCAAACTTATCCTATTTAAAGCAACAAAAAACGCCCACCAGACATAGATTTTCTACATCTAGTGAGCGTGATACTTAAGATTTTTGCCGTCCTTACTCAGTTCGTCCTATCCTTTAAGCCTTGTTTTTCCCGCAACGGCTATTGGGCAAAGCTGACAGATTCGGCTAAATTTTACCCTTTTATTATACCTGCTCTAGGTTGAAATGGCAAGGTTTCCATTAAACTTTCTATATGTAAGCACAGTTTTGACATATTAATATCGTTCCATTAATATATATTGTGCGCAACTATTTTTATGCATCCTTTTTCCGGGGTAATTACCATTTCTATTGTGTCTTTAATTGCAAGTTCAACATCTCTTTTAAATGATAAAATTGTTTTTACCCGTACCCCTTTTCCTGGTTTTAAAAAGAAATATATTGAGTCATTATTAATTTCAATGTTTTCTATAATCACCGAAATACCAAAGCGAGCAAAAACACCAACAATTTTATTTGCCATTTCTTTTGCTAGTAATTTTATCTGTTCTGTGCTCCTATTCCCGAAAAGTTTTTCCATGTAATCTTTTTGTTCTAAATAATGGTTGCACTCCGCTGCATAAACTTCTATTTTATGTAATTCCTCATTAATTTTTCTTTTATCAGCTATTTCTTTTTTTTTAGTTATTCCATTTGCTGATTTTATAAAATCTAATAAAGTATTTCTATCCCATAATTCAATTCCAAGTGCAGATGCATCTTCAATAGCCTGTTTTGTAAAATAGCGGTTTGTAATAACGGCTCCAACATCAGCATTATAAATCACTCTTCCTGAAAATACTTCTTGAACAGCTTTGTTTCCAACATTACCCGAATAGCACTTACATTGTATTGCAAAGCGCTTTTCATCTTTAGTTGCTAATATATCTATGCCGTGATCTCCACTTGATTTTGTTATATTGACATCTGAATATCCATTATCCTTAAGAATATTCGCAAAGAATTGTTCAAATTGGACTCCTGTCATAGAATCAAAATCTACGTTTACATATTTATTATTGGGAACATTTTTGTCATTTTTTATTTTTGATTTTCCTATTATTATTTTGATAATAAAGCAAAAAGAAAGCACAAAAATAAAAGGCGCACGTAAAAATGGTATGAAATGAATAACAACGCCTACAATAATAGCGTATTCAATAAATTTTAACATATATAGTGTCCTCGCTCATTTTAAATAATTATTCTAAAATCATACCATATATCTAAACGTAAATCCAGAAATTATTAAATAAAGCATTTTAACCATAACCAAAACAAGAACTACTGTCCAAATATCAGACAGTAGTTCTTTTTGATACAATCCTTAAGTGAAGCTAAATCCGTTTCTGCTAATCCGACTATTGACTCCACTAACAAGTTCTCTGCCATCAAGGCTAATAGACATATTCTTTTCAGCAGTTTCCTTGGTGTTGTCTGCAATCTGTGACAGGTACGGAGCTAAGACATCTACAACCGCTGCTTTTACTCCGGCAGTAATTCCAGCTACGATCTGATCGTTATTTGCTACTGCGGTTTTGCCATTGGAGAATTGGCCAACCATTTCATTGTGATTTGCGAAAAATAAGCCATCTTCAGGAAAACCACCTGCGGCATACCTTGGAATATCTACATGTGAAATAGCCCGAAAATGGACACCAGAAATGGTATCCTCTTCCATTTCGTCAGCAGCATCGTTGTAATCGCTAATCAGGTTGTTCATAGCTTCTGCAATTCTGGAAAGTCCAGTATTGAACAGATCAATCATACCATTGACCAATTCCCCCACTTTCTGCACAATGCCTTTAAAACCATCATAAACGCCATCTTTCATGTTAATTCCAAATGGCTCCCATTTTTCCTTCGTGAACCAAGTAGACACGTTATTGGTAAACCAGTTGTTGATGTTAGTGTTCCACTGTGTTTCAAACTCAGTCCATTTATCCAGAAGCGCAGTTTTGAAGTGGTCGCCCTGTTCCTTCCACTTTTCAATGGTAAACCAGGTCTTTACGTTGGTATTCCACCACGCATTGGTCTTAGTTTTCCACTGAGACACAAATTCATCCCACTTGGCAATGAGACCCACTTTCATTCCATCCGTTGTGGTCTTCCACTTTTCGGAAGTAAACCACGGAGAAACATTTGAATTAAAGAAATTCGGCATTGCTGTTCCCTGCCACCATGAAGCGGTCTGGCTCCACGCATTCATCAATGAGATTTTGATATTTCCAAAAATAGGATCCAGTGCAGCTGTCGTAAAGCTATTCGCAAGTCCTGATACAGCAGCCGTTCCGATAGAGCCAAGTTGTTCCTCGCTAAGGGTATTGGAAATAGTATTAAATGCATCCGTAGCGAATGTGCTGATTGTGTCAATACCATCGCTGCCCTTAAATGGTCTAAGTAATCCATCCAGCATACCTTGTCCAATTTCTTTCCACTTAGACTCAGAGAATATATCATAGACATCGTTTATGGTGTCAGAAATACCATTGTGCAGTCCTTCAATAAGGTAAACACCATTCTCATCCATGACAGTAGATGGAGAATGGATACCAAGAACATCTTTAAATTTGTCAATAACTCCTTTGGCAACATTTCCAACACTCTCTTTGATATTATTCCAACCGTCTTTGATGCCATTAATCAAGCCTTCCATGAGGTATCCACCCATTTCCGCCATAACCGTAGATGGAGAATGAATACCAAACGCCGCCTTAAATCCATCAATAAACGGAGTGAAAATATTATCAAGGATCCATTGACCTACAGATTTTAAAGCATCTACAATACCATTGTATAATCCCTGAATAATATTTCCACCGGCAGTCTGAATGTAAGTATCAAAATATGCTATAGTCGCATTAAATCCAGCAACTAATTGATTCCATACAGCTTGTCCAACACCTACTGCTAAGGCAAATGATGCACCAATAGCAGCGCCTAAATACGTATACGCACTACTTACAAGACCAGCATAATCAATAGTGGTTACAATCTTAATTAATTCGTTTACTATGGTAATTCCAATTTGCTGCCAATTAACCGAAGTGATTGCACCAGTTAAAAATCCATATAACCCCTCTACAATCAGCACTGCGGAGCTCACTAATCTCTCTGCCAGGCCTTCCCAGTCAATACCTACAAGAAAATCCATGACTCCTTCGCCAAAAGCTCCCCAGTCTGTTTCGTCAAGAAGCGCAATCAAAGTATCAAGCAAACCTGTGACAACAGAACTAAGACTAAATGCGGCTCCAGACCAGCTAAAAGTTGATGCAAATGTATTTAAACTAAGCGCAAGACTACTTCCGAAATTAGTCCAATCAAATGTTGTCGCAGCATTTTCTAATACCGTAAACGCCGCATTTAATCCATTAGCGAACATTTGTCCAAGCTCATCCCATTGAACGGAGTTGACAATCCCATTGAGGCCTTCACCGATAAATTTTCCAATAGAGTCCCAATGCGTAACATCCAAAAGAGTATTTGCAAAATCTACAGCTGTGTTGACTGCTTGTCCAATCGTAGTACCAATTGATGTTGCCAAACCTTCTGTTTCAACAAAACCATTTATGAATGTTCCGATACTAGATGCAATCTTTCTTGCAGACTCTTGGATACCGTCCCAAGGGATAGAGTCCAGTCCGTTTTTGAGCCAAGTGCCAACAGCAGAACCCAGCTCTGTAAAATCGCCAGCATTCCACATGGCTTTGATTTTATCAGCCCATTCCTTGTACTTGCTGTCAATATCTTGCGTCTCAAACATATCAGCAGCGCTTGCGCCGCCACCGCTGCCACCAGATCCGCCATTTTTGTTTTGGTCTACGACATTCAGTTCGTCAATTCCAAGCGTGTGGGTTTTAAGGTCATCCGCAGCCTTACTAGCCCCGCCAAGGCTCTTAGCATAGTCTTGTGTCTGCTTCTTGGCTTTAATCCATGTACCATGTCCTGTAAGCGCAGAAAAGAGCTGATTAACAGCATTTGCCGCATTAATACACATCTGAATGATAGTATTTAACGCCGGAGCCAGTGCGTTAAGGAGTGGAGATGCTGCCGCTGCTACAGAGTTTTTTAGCTGATTTGTGGAATTCATCAGCAATGACATGCTGGCATTGGTTTCACTGCTGTACTTGACCAGATTTTGCATGCCGTCTGTAAAGGCTTTTCTAAGTTTATTGACCAATGCAAATAAAGTTCTTACACCAATTGCATATCTCAGTATCGTTCCCAGGTTTTTTAATAATGAATTATGAGTACCTTTGCTTGCACCGGTAAGCCCAGAAAACGCTTTTACCAGCTTGCTTTTAATCGATGATGCTAACGCAAGCACCGGTTTTTTGATAGCTTTTAACGGAGCAGACATGCCCGCAAATGATTTTTGCGCCAGATATGCTGTTTCTTTCGCAGCTCGACCAATAAGTGGGATTTTTCCTACAACCCCTGGAATTGATTGTGCAAACGAAGCAATACCATTTTTAATTCCGCCCATAGCTTGACTGGCAACTGCTACCGATGTTTTTAATGCACTTTGGTTCGCAAGTCCAGGTGCTTGTCTAATACTTCCGTCATCTGACTGAATTTTAATTCCAGCTGCAATTTGCGCTTGCTGGATATACTCTTTAGCAGAATTGGTAAGATATTTAAAGACATTACCATTTATGAGGTCCTTGAAAGATTTAATCATTAAATCTTTCATATTCCGAAATTCACCAGCTAAATTACGGGTCTGCTGTCTGGTATTCTCCAAGCCCTGCGCCGTCTGTTGGAACATTTCAGGATTATTAAAAGCCTGCCCTGCCTGCGCGCCGTATTCAGCCGTAGCCTGCGCCCAGTCCCTGATCTGCGCTGCGGCTTCTCCAAATGTTGCAGCCATAGCATCCGCATTGTACTGCATATCAGAAGCAGCCACTTTTACAGCGTCCTGAACTTCGGCAATGCTTTCTTTAACATTGTCTCCAAAAAATTCAGATATGTCGTGTTGATCAAACATATCGTCAAGTTTTGGAAATTCGCCGTCAATCGTACCTGTAAACTCATTGGGGTTTGATTTTGTAGCCGCTACCTCTTGTGCCGCAGCAGCAGCTTCAATTTCAGCTTGTCTAAGAGCCTCAAGCTGTAATTTCAGACTTTCAATCTGGTTCTCATACTTGACAACGCTTGCTACAGCTTTCTCGTATGACTGACCGCCAGTATTTCCGGAAGCTTCTAATTCCTGCTGTTTCAAGCGTGCATTTGCTAAGGCGTTAGTTAAAGAGTCTACCTTTTTTTGAATTTGCTTTTCAGAACCGGACATGGTAAATCCCTTACCAACTTCCGCATACTGCTTTCTAATCTCTTCTAATGACTTTGAAACATTCTTTACAAACCCAGATGTTTGATCCTTAATTTGCTTATTAATGGATGTAAGACTTTCCCCACTATTCTGGGAAGCCGCAGAGAAACTTTTTCTAAGGTCTGATAAAGCAGAATTTTTTGCAAGCGCAGAAAGTCCTTCAGCCACCCGCCCTAATTTTTGGATAAGTTCGTCAAGGCTTTTATTTGCTTCGTCTACTGTACTTTCAATTACTATCTCTAAAGAATCCACTTCTGCTCCCATTTCGCACCTCTTTTCTGTAAAATAAAAAAAGAGAGAGATAAGCAATTACACCTATCTCCCTAAAGTTTAAAAAATTCCTACATCTTGCTTTCCTTCTGAATCTGTAAGATATAATGCGCACTCATATGGGTGCCCTGATCTTGGTTCGAAATAATACCAGTTTCCGCCTATTTCTTGCCAGCCCGTCACTGCATAGCCGTCATTGTTGAAATAATACTTATGATTGTTGATAACTTGCCAACATTTTTTGAAATATGTTGATTTCGTATCCGCATACCACCAACCAGAACTATCATGATTCCACCCAGGAGTATACTCATTGCTTTCTGCAAGAGTCCAATCCGGTCTTCCGTATCCATCAATTCTGCTATTATTAAGGTTATATGACTTTTCACATACAGCACCGCCGTTGGGTACTACTTCTGCACCACTACTGGTATTGCCTTCAATCGTATAAACCTTTCCGCCAGAAACTTTTGTAACAATTCCTGTATGGCAAATTCTTGATGAATTGCGGAAAAAAATCTGATCCCCTGGTTTTGGATCAGATTTATGGTATTGGCCCTTATTTTTGAAATACTGTGCGGATGTAGGTGTATAGGCGCTAAAACCGCCCAACAATTGTTTGGCTTTTACTAAACCAAAAGCCTGTACAAAGCACCAATCTACAAACATGTCACACCAAGCTTGACCTTGAAGTGATGGATAAATGTCCCTGGCATACTTTGTAAAATTATTGCTGCCTGTATTATCGGTTTTGCTGTCCAAAGAAGATTTTGTTTTCTTTTCAAGATAACCAACTTCTACTTTGGCAATTTCAATTATTTTTTCAACTGCACTCATAAAGCCTCCTTTTAATCCGGTCCTTCTGGCAATCCGGACTGTCTTAATAAGTTAATTCTTTGTTTCATCTCATAAACAGCGCATTCCTCGCTAGATTCTGCATTTGTATTCTCTGAACTGCCCATAAATCTACCCATAACCGGATGTTTAGTATATTGAGACCTTGATTTTTTGCCCGCCAAATTGCGCTCTATAGCAGTTCCAACGGCAGATAAGCCATAAGCTCCCCACTGCATCCATGCCTCAGTATCTCTTTGCTTGCGTTCGAGAATATATGCATCCGCATACGGTTGTAAGTCCGCCGGACATGAGCTGTCTATTTCTGATACTGTCAATCCATAACCTTTAGACACCATTAGCCAATAAGGCCTGATTTCTTTGCAGTATACTTGCCAAGTCAGTTCTGAATGTTCTCCGATGTCTCCGGTACCGCCTGAGGCTCCTTCATTTTCTTTGACTTGAACATTTTGGATAAAAAACCGTTATCAAAAAGCTCCTTCTGCAAAACTGTGAACAAAGCCTGAATGTCTCCATCTTCTCCGTCAAAATAATCATCAAGAAGGCCATACATCTCTTCCAGACGCGCATTTTTCTGCTCTAAGTTTTGAGGATCATAACCATATTCGTTTTTATGGTATTTTTGTAAACCAACTAAAAGCATTTCTGGCACAAACAATAAAATCTTTTCCACAGTTTCCATGTCTTCAGAAACCTTATCTATATTCATCAGTTCGCGAATAATGCCAGACTTGATTGTAGCTTCGTAACCATATTTAATTTTTAGCTCTTTATCTCCAAATTTAAGTGTTGTCATTTTAAGTCCTTTCCCTTATATCAATGTGTAAGAAAAGGGAGGTAAAATACCTCCCGTAATTTTTAGCCGCTTTCGCCATCCTCATTGCTTTACTCTGGATAAAGATTAGTTTCCGGCAGCAAAGTATCAGAAGGATACAAAGGATGGCTTATCCTTTTTTTGTTAAAGTAATAGATGTTGGATATCCATTGGCATCCTCGACGACTTCTACGTCGTAATCATCCTCGATCCACTTCGGAACAGTCTGAACAGATACCGTTGCTGTACCGGTCAGATGATCATCTGATGCCTCACCTGGTGCAAATGACTCTTGACCAATAAATGCACAAATGCCTTCAGAACCTTTACCATCAGTTCCGTAAAGGATAATGAAATCAAGCTTCTGTCCTTCGTTTGCTACCATTTCATCTTTGTACTTCTTTTCAAAAGCACCTTCTACTTCCATAGATCCAGCAGATCTTCTACCCATTTCCTGTGTTTCTACAAGATCTTCAAGGGTAGATGTATCTACCATATTCTGAGATCCGAATGGAGAAGGAATACTTTTCGCTTTCATCAGAAGTTTATAAGTTCCTGCCCAATATTCTCCTGATGTCGGATTGGAATTAATAGTTTTATAAGCAATCCTACTTTTTAAACCTGTAGCCATGCCAATTACCTCCTAAATTTTTGTAAAAAAATAAGAGCCATACGCTCTTTATGTGTTACAATATGTCATTTGCACTTATAATGCGTCGCACTCTCATAGTGCTTCTGTACGTTTCGCCGGTCCCATCAAATTCCGGCATCGCCGTTACTTTAAAGCATAGTCGTTTAAATTCATCAGCCACTATCGCCATGACCTTATTGGCATCGTTCTGACTTGTATTGGTAATCACATCAATCTGGAATGTTTCCTGCACTGCGTTTATGGAGAAACCTTCAAGGTCTGATGCTTTTTCAACTCCTGGAAGCTCATGGATATAGACCGTTGGGAATACTGCTTTAGAAGTGTTTTTTTCAATGTCAGTAATATAGACACTAGGATACTTAGATTTCAGCTTTTCATAGGCCCTTGATTTTACAATAGAAAATATCTTCTTTTCTAAATCATAGGCCCACTGATTTACGCTAATCACTTTCCAAACACCTCCTCATATAATCAAGTGTTTTTTATTGAAAATTCAAGGTTTTTCGACCTTTCATATCTCAGTGAATAAGCCACAGCTATGAGCATTTCGATGTATCAGGTACTGAAATAGCGGTTGAATGGTATACGAAATAAAACGTCA